TTTTTGAGAAAATGAATAATTTTATTTTCAAAATTATTTTTGTGAAAAATTCATAAAATAGAAAATATTGTGCACTTAATATTTGCACTTAATTTTGGAGGTTCACAAGGGTAATCTTCACACGCCTTGTAGTGGGCATATATGATATGTATATGGATAATCCTATATAGCTTATGCCTGTCCTCTTGAGAGTGTATTATATACCTGTATATTGAAGGCCATTAATCGACTAAGGTGATAAAGAATTAAGGCCGATTAGCTATATCCCTATTATTGCCCTCTAATAACCTATTAGGTCCTAATTCAATAAGGCTATATAGGGACTATGGTAAGCCTATAGAGATTAGGATAGCCTATAAGGGCTTACTAAGTTAGCGTAAGTAAAAACCCAGGTACCTAAGTTAGGCCTGGGGCAATGTGTTAGTATTCGCAATATTCTCGTTCAAGGTAAATGTTGAAATCCTTGAAAAGTTTTATACCAGGTATAGGGCCATCATTTTTGTCCCAAATCTCAAATTCGATAAATTGGGTCTCATAGCCTTCTATATCTGAAATAGAGAGAAGATAGTTCTGGCTTGGGTCAAATTCTTCAAGGAAAACTTCGATAGTAGCCTTAATCCTACTAATAGGGTGAGTATTAGTAATGCCTTTAATGATGTTAGTTAATCGATTTTGTAATTCGTTGAGTTCCATATGTATATAATATAAATGGGGGCTAGATGCCCCCCTGGGTTAAGTAATTAATCGAAGTATACCTGAAAGGTTCTATACTCGATGTTGAAGGTAAAATCGGGTTCAATTTCCTCTGGGTCAGGGATTTCGGATGAGAATTCCATAAGGCAATCATCCGTGTTAAGGTAGATGGATATTTCCTTAGCTTTCGATTGCATTAGTTCTGGCAATATCAAATCGAATTGTGAAAGTGAATTGGCAATGTAGGATGCCCATGGATAATCCCTAACGTAATTTACTAGGGTAAGGATGATGAGGTTTGAAATTTGATTAATTGTTTTCATACGTCTATATTTAATTAGTTAATATTACAATGCAAATATAAATATATTATATAATATATGCAATAACCTCAATTGCCTTGTGAGGTCCTTAATAGCCTTGAAGGTTAATTTGCCTTTATCCCTCTAAATCCCCAGGGGCCATGAATGGAGATTGCCATTTACCTTCCCTACCTATAACTAATATATTATATAATACCTAATGGCTCTCGGTAATCTAGGTACCCCTAAATCACAAAATTGTCCTAGAATACAAAAGTTAATGCTAATATAAATACTAAGCAAATAAATTACATACTTACTAGGAATATTACCTAAATATGCCCCTTGAAGGCCTTAAATCCTATAAACCATTTAGCCCTAAAACCTAATATCCTATTTACCTAATCACAAATCCTATTTACCTAATCCCCAACCCAATACTTATTATATAATACATAATATAATAACTTGGTGAAGGCAATCAAGGTAAATTGTGATGGCCATTAATCGACGATGTACTAAAGCTATACTACCTACATACATAGAAGCTACATAACATATCTGTATTATATAATCTCCTACCTTCGAATTACCTTGAATGCAATCTATAATATAATACATATAAAGGGTACTCAAGGCAATCGGATTTAGGGGCCGGATTTTGTGTACCTTTTTAGCCTTTTTGAGTTTGCCTTTAAAGTGTGTAGTAGAGCTATATGGTATAGTGGCTATATAGTGAGTTGAGTGGCTTTGTATAGTAGAGGGGTTATCACTTGCCTTGTTTGCCTAAATCCCCAAAACCCCCGGTGAAGTACCTTGATATATGTATTGGGATATATTGATTATGTATGTAGTATAATAAGGGGTATATATGTATTGGGTATTATTATATTAGTAGATGGTATATTAGTTATATGTACCTTAGTTAGCGTTAGTATGATTTTGTTTTGTTTTTGTGTTGGGTAGTGTGGGAGGTACCCGGTATTTATTCCAGGTACCTTGTGGGTATTTATTCGATTGGGTATACCTGTATGAGGGCATATACTAAAAGGGTTATGATTAAATTCATTCTGTAGATGAATTTCTTTGTTGGGTAGGCTTCTTCATTTGGGATTAGAAGCCAGATCGTTACGATGAGTAGAATTAGTGATTTCATAATTTTTAGTATTATTATATGTGGGTTAGTATAATCCTATATGTGTAGGATACTAGGATTAGTGATGAGGTGTATAGGATTAGTATTAGGGTTTGTGATATTATATACCTTAATTTGTTTGTTGGGTGGGTGTACTTGTAGGCTTGGTATATTTTCTCATTGCGTATGAGGGTTAGGATGGTGACTACGGATAGGATTATTCGGATTATGTGATAGAGTATATTCATGGTAGTGATATTATATCGATTATGGTTATATCTCTTAGTGGGATTTGTAACATTTCTCTTATTTGTAATCCGATGTGTTCGGAGTGGAGGTGGTTGTTGTTTATCTCTTGGTTGGGGTACCTTAGGTATGGGTTAAGTTCCTCAGTTCTGTATGGGATTACCATTTCCTCTGTGAATCCCTCTGTGTATTCTTTAGTGTGACCTGGTAAGGTTTCTGAATCTGTATATCCTACAAAGTCATAAGTATCAGTATTATCTGTCATGGTAGAGAATATTTCGATTAGCCAGTTAAAGTCCTCTAGAGGTACTTTGTCTAGCCATTCCCATCCGATTGGGTAACCATTTATTGTTATGATTGGTTTCATGATGTTAATTGAGTTGAGGGTTAAACATTTGTTTTGGTTGGCATAATAGGCAGCAATGAGGATAACCTGCTTCATCGAGGATTCCCAGTATAAGATATCGATTGGTATCTCTGGGAATTTCGAAATAGAAAGCTGGTTTCATGTCGCCATCTATGAATGTAAAAACTATCTGAGTGTTTTCTAGTAATCCATTTAGTTGTACATGAGAAAGGTAGTTATAAATAGCTTCCCTTTGATTTCTTGGGTTTTTATCCCATAAGATGAGCATATCGTCATACCAATTTGGATTATCGCATAGCTTTTTAAGTTGTTGTTGAATATACGGTGTCATGATTTGAAGTAATAATATAAGTCCTCGATTAGTTTATCCTGTTCTTCCCATATAGTATCTGATACTACGTATTCTGATACGAAATAGTTATAGAAAGGCCCAAATAGTATTTTTAATACTAGGTCCTTGAGTTCGATATTGAGTTGTTCCTCTTCTTCGGTAGAACTGGGTTTGATTGCCTGAAGTTCTGCCTTATGGGATGCCATAACGGCATCCTTTAGGGTTTGAATATATTCTGGGTTAGTTTCCTTGAGAATACTTAATTGTGATTTGAGTTCTTTACTTATCATGGGGCTTAGCGATTATGGATATGAATCCCTGTGGATATTGAGTATAGAATATTTGATAGTTCCCTGTGGGCAAGAAGACTTGCATTATGTTTGCAAGTAATGGGTAGATTTTCCATTGGTTTTCCTCTAGAAACTTGTCCCAGGCTTCTGATTCTTCGGGATAATTTCCAGAAAGTTGAATGTGATATTCCTTTTGTTCCGGAATAAATAAATTGGTTACTACCTGAATTTCGTCTGATTCCTTTTTGTATTGAGTAATAGGATACCAAATGCCTTCGGTTTTCCATTTATTGAGCTGAAACAAGGACATGCCCTGTTCCAATACGTTTAAGAGTTTATATAAGTTTACCATAGTGATTATTTATTAAGTTGTCTAAGGTAGCACTAATGATAGTGCCCGTGGAGATTTCGATCTCCTGGGCAACTAATGGTCTAACGTTATACTTTGTCATGATATTGAGAAATTAAGTTGGAAAATCCAGTTGTTTTTATCGAGTTGGTTGAATGATATGAACCTCCCATCGTTATCGGTAAATTCATTCATGAATTGAACTGCAGCAGATGCTAATTGCCCCTTATAGGGATTAGTATCGGCAGTTATCATGGATTCGAAAATGAAAGAATAATAGGTAGTATCATAGATTTGTACCTGATTAATATCCAAGCAATTGAGTTTGTAATCATCCTCTAGTTGAATGAGAAGTCCCATTAGGAAATTAAGAAGACTACCCTGTTCATCAGAGTCAAGTTCAAATGTAGATTTCTTTTCTAAGAAATTGCGAACTACCTTATTTAGTTCGTCTGCTTGATTGTAAGTTACTGAGTTCGTTTTCATATTTTTGTCTATTTTAAAATTGATATGCAAATATAAGCATTTTTATTTTTATAGAAAAATATATCTAATTTATTTTTAGGGAGGCTGAGGATGTGTACACGCTAAGAAAGGCAGTGGATTAGACTGCCTTTCAATTATTAAGGTAATTGGGGAGTTAGCAAATATAGAGCCTCTCTTATAATTGAACTCTCCATAGGTTCTAAAGAGGGTTCCTTGTTCATTAGTCCACCTTTCTTCTTTTCGTTTTCAAATACTTCATGTATGGCTTGCTTTAGTTTAGTAGCTAATACCTCTGATAACTCCTGAGATTTAAGAGAGATAAGTAACCCTTTTCGTATTTTCTCAACATCTTGGTCATTCTCAGTAATGGGTTTTGCTTCTATGAATTCTTGTATACCCGAGGAATATTCATCTAACCGTTCATATCCCAAATGTTGTAGGTCATTAATGAAGATACTGAATTCATCGTAAGTAAGTCTAGTATCAAAACCTACCCCATGGTATAGTTGTACTAAAGGAGTAAGGATTCTTCTTAGTGTATTGAAATCCTTTAGGTGGTCTAATTCTATCTCTGACCTAATAGGTACTTTATATACCTTTTCACCCTTCAGTACCACTAGCAGAACCATTAGTCTTGGTGGTAGTCTTTTCTCGTTCATAAGCAAGTTTTTGTATTATAAGTTGTACATAGGTATTCCTTTCCTTATAGATGAACATTACCGAGAGAAGTATCTCATGTTTCGGTAATATCATCTGTATGAAATTGCCTGGAGCAATCACTGTAGCTACTACTGGAGAATCTTCCTGAGAGAAATTCTCCAGTATCATTTCTGCCCTCTTAATTGGTTCTGGTTTTGTTGGGTCCAAAGTTAGGACTGGAGCAGTTATACATTCCTTGATGCCCTGTGTTAAGGCATTATATAACCATTCATCTTTTATATCCTCTACTTGGAGGTTTTTCATTGTAATCATATCCTAAACCTATTTAGAGTCCATACACCCAGGATATTAGAGAATACCCATAGTTCCCAGTTTTTGTAAAAGTTATAGGGTTTACTGAATTGAGATGTTTGAAATATTATCTGATTTGGTGTTCTAGATAACATTTCTGCATGGCAAGTTAATACTCCAGAAGATAATTGAGCTTTAAAAGCTTTAATAATATCTTCATCACTTTTAGTCTCTAATGAGGTAAGCAATTTAATAAATTCTACCTCTACACCTTGAGACATGTTTACATTTCTGAAGGCAAACTTTTCTTTATTTTCCATATTCGTCATTTTTAGATAAGAACTCTTGAGCTAGTTCATCTTGAGTTCTTTCGATTATGTTCTTTACTATTGTTTTATTTTCTACTCTAGCCCACATATATAGCATGCCCAATTGAGCATCCATATAGCAATCTATAAGAGATGGGTCCTTTCTAAATACCTCCCATTGTTTTACGAAATTCATTCGAACCAAATCCCTATAACCCTGGTCTGATATATCTTCTTGGTCTATATAAGCAGATACCCTTTTTCTTACTTCTAAAAGAATTTTCTCTAAGCTTTCTGGTAATCTAAAATTTTCGGGTAAACTATGATATACCAAATTATTCGGTATTAATTCCTCAAAAGTAAACTGATTATCGAATAGTTTCTTTGGGTATCTACCTGAAAATATCAATGGTAGCTTATACCTTAGCAACGATGGTACTACGTCGTATATAGCATAATGTCTTCTATATTCTCGGTACAAGTCAAAATATAGATTCTCATCGAATATACCAGATTTCCTCATTATTGCCTGTAAAGTATTATAAGCAGCATTGATATGAGTATTACTCAATTTGAATATTAAGTTGCCATTTTTAAGGGCAATGAGTTCACTACAGCATCTCTTTCGTTTAAATAAGTTCATGTGATTAAAATGTAAAGTCAATGTATATTTTCCTTGTTCCCTTGAGAAATTTTTCGTGATTTGAGTCATCATACTTATGGCAAGCATAAGTCTTAGATGATTTATCATAATGGTCTCTTACCCATACTGGAGCAGTATCAGTTGGTTTTAATTTAAAGTATGTACCCTGATTAACCTTGTTAACCCGAGTCTCTTTGTAAGATGTCTTTGGTAGTTCCATATTTTTGTCTATTTTAAAATTGATATGCAAATATAATTCTTTCTTTTTAAATATGCAATATCCGGATATAACTATGGAAGCTTACTATTTCGGAGGAATTGAGATGCAAATGAGCCGTCCTCTTTCTCTTCTTCCTCAAAGTCTTCATATTGGTATAACTCTGGGTCTTCTTCGTCTGGGTCTATACGCATTTCGATTTCTCTACGTAGTTCATGATGTTCTTTAGAGAATGAAGACATAGCTCCCTTATAATCATCAGTAATTTGCATTAACTCTGCTTTATTAAGGTTAAGACCCTCTTTACTTGTATCTACTCCTTCTTGTTTAGTAGCAACTACTTCAGGTAGAGACTTAATGTCATACCTATCCTCCAATAGTTTAGCCTCTTCTGGTTTATCTAATACCCTTTGTGATTCCAATACGATTTGACGTGCCTCTTCAACGGTGATTGCATTTTGCTGTGTTACGTTGTTCTGTTGATTAAATTGGGCAAAGATATTTGTAGTACTTCCTCCAGTAAGATTACGTACTATTGATTGCAGAGATGTAGAGGATTCAAGCTTTAATTTAAGGGCCTTTCCCAGCTCGGCAGATATAAACGGTACGTATTTCCCTCCCTGAGATTCTCTTAGGATATTAACCTGATGGGCTATTTCCATACGGTCTTCCAAAGCCCATGCTAGTTGTTCTCCCATTAGTGCTT